GCTTGTTTATGTTTGTTTTTAGTCATGTTTTGTATTGGATCCGGCAAACATGAACCGGACTGTTCATCATGTGGTCCCCAAGGGGTTGAGCCGTGCAGTCTCTTGGCATTTTGGTTAGCACGTAAATATTTACGGGTTTTTAACACCCAACGTTTTGGTCAGTTTAAACCACATGACCCAATGTCTAAAACCACTGAGGAAGATGGACTAGACAATCCATCTCCACCAACTCGTGATTCCAGCTCAATTTGGTGTAAAATTCTTCCAAGCACTCCTGTTGATCAGGTGTGGTCCCGAAAGCAAGATAGAACGAGTGCCTACTACGAGCACTCACCCGTTCTACCTTAGCCTCCATGCCTTTAGACAACCAAGCCATACCGTTACTCAAAGTAACATCTGGCTGGTTATGTCTACGCTTAGATGACTTTCGCGTTTGACTGGGTACTAGAGCTGCTGAGGCTCTAGCCAATGCAAGATAAAATTCCTGCATGACTGGAACACCAGAACACAAGCTCAGTCCCCCTTGACCAACAGCGTCAAGCCACATTTTACAGACCTTGGCTGACTCAAGTTGCTTTAATGATAAGCAATCCTTCGCCAATGATTTCTGGAAATTCCTGACCATGCGATAACAACCATCAACATAGACAGGATGAGTCTGACAAAACTCAATTTGCTCAAGCTCATAAACGGGTTTTTCAACCTTCATGTTGAAGCCCATTTCCAGAAACCAAACGTCAAGATCACCAACAAAACTATCCAAATCAGATGACTCCATGATAACCACACAGTCATCTCCATTGTTAGCCAAAGAGGCCACAATGTTCTTTGATTTTAGATAGGAGTGAACAAGGGCACACATAATTAAGCAGTTGCCCATGGAGGTGTTAATATCACCACTCATTCTGCAACCCTCAACAGTGTATTTAATTTTGCCATCCTTACAGTATCCAACAGCCTTATTGACCAGCTGCCACGAAAGCAACTTTGCCAATTGAGGACTGTTAAAAACACCATTATAAACAGAATGTTCAAATTGCAACGCTTGTTTACTCACATGTTGATCAAAACGACTAGCATCCAGGCCTACAGCAACAGGACGACGATATTTCAACCACTTAGTGGCGAACAATTTCCCCGTCTCATTTGCATTGTAGCCCTTCATCACAGTCGGCTCACCATATAACCGAGCAATAGCTCGGTAAAGTGTCTTCTCAAGTGGAAGGAGGAACTTCCCTACTTCCAAGTTATATCTTGGATCACGCGGTGAAATAATACGCGGATCAGGATCAGGTTTGTCATCCGAGTTAATAAACTCAGCTTTAACAAACACCTTCAAGTTTGAGTCAGCGCGACTAACTGCCAGGTTTAACAACGAGTCGTGTGCAGCTTGATAAATGTCTTTCTTGCGACCCCGATACAAGTTCACAGTGTCCTGCAAACTCAACGGGGTGGTCGACGGAATTAATTTAAACAATCTGTCACGAAAATATCGTAACCTCAAACTATAGATCCCTTCAAGTGGCTTCGGGGTTGGCTGGCCTTTCACATAAAAGACCCGAGTCAACACGCCACGAACAAGATTATTAAGTGATGAGTTATGCACCAGAAAGTTGTGTGGAGAGGAAAAACCAACTATCTGGAAAAATTTTCTCACGTG